GGCGAAACAGATAATCCATGGAATGCGGCAGTTTCTGTTGATACAACCACAGGTGCTTTCCGTGTTCGTGTAACAGGCCAAAATGCTAAGACAATTCGTTGGGTTGCAACAGTACAGACAACTGAAGTAACTAACTAAGAAATTCTTAGAATAAACAAAACCCGCTTTAAGCGGGTTTTTTATTGAATACTTCTGATAAATAGTAAAAGATAATGATGAGGGAATAAATGGATTTTGATTATACCACAGAAACGATTACCCCCGATGCTACCAATATTTTAACCATTGGTGGTACCGGTGGTATAGAAATTTCAGTTGGAACTACTGCACAGCGACCTGTTTCTCCAATAAATGGGACAATAAGATATAATTTAGATTCTTCTCTATTTGAATTCTATCAGAATAGTAGTTGGGTCAATTTGGGATCTGGATCTGGAACTGTTACATCGGTCGCCGCCACAGGTTCAACAGGATTAACTGTGGGCGGTTCCCCTATAACAAGTTCGGGAACTCTGACATTTACATTAGATACAGGCCTGCAAAATTTAGCAATATTTTCTTCTACAGGGCTTGTAGTAGCAACCGGTACCGACACATGGACCGCAAGAACGTTAAACGGAACTACAAATAGGATTACCGTTACAAACGGTGACGGTATTGCAGCAGCCCCAGCTATTGATATTTCGACAGCATATGTTGGGCAATCGTCTATAACAACACTAGGGACTATTACTACAGGAACATGGGATGCAACGACAATTGCAGTAAATAGAGGAGGTACCGGGTTAACATCTACTCCTACTGATGGTCAAATTGATATAGGTAATGGATCTGGATTTACACGGGCGACATTAACTGCAGGCACAGGTATATCTATCACAAACGGTGCCGGTTCCATAACATTAAATGCAACTAATAATGGAACAGTAACATCAGTTGGTTTATCTTTACCATCAATATTTTCAGTATCTGGTTCACCTGTAACAACATCGGGGACATTACCCGGTGCCCTAGCAACTCAAACAGCAAACACTTTCTTTGTTGGTCCAGTATCTGGCAGCCCAGCAACACCGACATTTAGAACGGTAGGTATAGATGAATTAAGTAATGTTGTTATCACTGCACCGTCGAGCGCACAAGTATTATCATATAACGGATCTAATTGGGTAAACGAAGATGTACTTAGCGGTAATGCTAGCGGAACTATAGGTGTTTCCCCATCGGGGGGAGGAACTGCATGGACATTAATTTCTGGAAATTCATACAGGGCCGATTTTGTTCATAATTTAGGTACAACAAACGTTGTTGTTACATTATGGGATACAAATAATAATTCTGTTGTTATAGCCAACAATTTAGAAACTTTAGATGCCAACACAGTAAGAATTACAGTTATAGGAAATACAAAGACAATTAAGGTAGTGGTTGTAGCACAAGGATCTGCCCTGGTTGCTGGTGGTTCAACTCCATCGTCTGTTATTACAGCATATGAGGGTGTAACGGTATCGGCCGCAGCTACAAAACTCAATTGGCAAGGACAAGCAGTAGGTGTAACAGATGCGGGATCCGGCACAACAAATATTACTATAGGATCTAGGTTTACATATTTTGCAGCGTCATTAGATACACCTGTAAACTCGGATTTTGCTGTAAATTCAATTGCTGCTACAGTAACCGATCCTACATACGCATCGTTAAATGTTAGATCATTTAGCAATTCTGTTGAACAGGGTGTAGCAACTTTAATTTCGATTCCAATCGGTGCAACTACACTGACTATTAAGATGAGAGGTCGAGCACAAACTGCCCCCGGAGTAGCATCGGTAGTTCAGCCACGATTATATTATAGATTATTGCCAAACAATTCTGCCGTAGGTACATGGTCAGCAGCACAAGAATTAGCAAACATATCTATACCTACTAACGCAAATTTTCAATACTCAACGCAGACTATTGCTTTATCGACATTAGGTATGACTGCCGGAAACCTTTATCAGCTTGAATTAACAAGGCGTGTTACAGGTGTTAGCGGTACCAATCTTGCAGCAAATTATCTTCTTGCTGAATTAACATTGGAGCTCGCATAATGGCAATTCAGATGACAGGAATAACAAACAGGCATTTATATACTGTGAGTTCTAATTTTTTAAATTCAACATCAAACTATTCTATTACAGTATGGATAAATGCTATCTGGAATGGCGGTACCAGACTTAGTTATGTAGGAATGTATGACGGCGGTCTTGTGTCACCTACACCTACCACAGGTCTTCAGATAGGGACAGGAGCAGGAAACGGCGAGGTATCTTGCTGGACATACGGCGGAACAGTATTAGTTGAAAGTGCGGATACTGTAATGACACCGTTTAATAACACATGGGTATTAATTACATATACATTCGATGGCATAACTAGTAGAGTTTATAGAAATGATACGTTGTTGGGTTCATCGGCGGCCATAGATCCAGTCCCTGGCCAGTTTACACAAATATATATAAATGGTTATCCACCGACCGGTTCGTCGTCTGAAACAGGAACATATCAAGTTGATTCGTATGCGTATTATGGAAAAACATTATCGTTAGAAGAAATTACAACAATATATAATTCATATGGAACCCGTCACGGAATAGTAGATAGCCTATTAGCAAGATATGACTTTGATGAGTTATCTCAAGGCACCACAGTAACAAGTGTTGTGGATGTTTCTGGCAACGAAAACACAATGTTAAATTCCGGTGCAGGAACAGCTATAACCTATACATATACAAATACTACAGCAAATTCAAATTTAAGGATGGTTCAATAAAATGGCAGACGTATTAGGAAAGTATTCATTTTTAGATACGCCAGATGTTAATGGTAATCTTGTATTGCTAGAGGGTGATGCAGCCCAAACAATAAACGGAACAGCAAATCAGATTTCTGTAACTGGGGTAAATCCTACCCTTACGTTGTCGTTGGCCGATAACCCAATAGTTCCGGGAACAGGTTCACTAACATTACCGAGCGGAACCACCGCTCAACGCCCCGGCAGTCCAATCGCAGCAATGGCTAGATATAATACAACATTATCGAGTTTAGAATTCTATGATGGTTCGACCTGGCAGCAGCCGTCGGGAAAACTCCTTCAAGTGGTTTCCGGTACGATATCTAGTGTATCTTCAAATTCTCAGATACCGTACGATAATACAACACCAACATCTGGCGAAGGCGTTCAATTATGGACACAGTCATTTACTCCGTTGCGAAGTGACAGTACGATAGTTATAACAACAAACGGGTTTTACGCAGTGAACAGTTTTGCGGACGTATATTGTTCCGGAGCGGTATTTAATGGAACAACAAACATATATGCTCAGTTATTAGGGTTTACAACAAATACTGGTAACGGGTTTGGATTTGCAGTGATTGCTACAGAAACATCGGGGTCGACTACAGCAAGAACATATTCTTTCAGAGCTGGACCAAATACAAACGTGACTGTATTTTATATGCAAGGAACAGGTGGCCAAGCATATGGATCGGCAACAAATTCTGGTCGATATATCATTCAAGAAATTGCACCTTAAAGGATTAAATTATTATGGTAACTTATGTACAGGCATTATCTGCAGGATTTCCCGGAGTATATTTTTCAGCAATGGGCGATGGTTCGATTTATGAAGATATCACGTGGATCGAAGGCGGCGCACCGATGCCATCAAAACAAGCCCTAGATGATTGGATCTTAGCAAATCCTACAGGTGAAATAAAGATAGAAATAACAAAATACGAATTTAGAAAATTATTTACATTGAACGAACGTATAGCAATCGATTCTGCACCGCAGAATGAATTAATCCCGGCCAACTATAGGGCTATGTTAGTAACTATAAATAAAGATATGGAACTATCTAGCTCTGTTATATTAACTAACCCCGATGTGGCTGCCGGGGTAAATTTCCTTGAAAGTCTCGGGCTCATTGCCTCTGGTAGGGCAGATGAGATTTTATCAAACACTCCACCAGAATAAAATATGAACATGGTGTAAGGGGGTAGTATGAAGAAGCTTTGGACGGCATTTGCAGACTGGGTCGTTATAACTATTGGAGAAATTCGATGGAAATATAAGAAAGGCCTAACCGTTGCCGAGTTATCGGAAATTAGAAATCTATTAACTCCAAATTATTATATTATTCTTACTCGCAGAAATAATCATTTATCTACATTTTTTGTTGGATTAGCAAGTTGGGTAGTTTCCGGTAAGTGGAGTTATTGGGCTCATGCTCTCATGAATCTTGAAGATGAAGTTAAATCTGATAATGATTTTCGTTTAATAGAAGCTACCGGCGCCGGCACACATCATTCAACATTTGAGGATGTTTTTAAAGTCCATGGGGTTGTTTTATTAAAACCAAAGAATATGTCTATAGAATATTGGACTGCTGTCATGGATAAGGCAACTCAACAATTAGGTAAGCCGTATGACTCGTTATTTGATCTTAAGAACGATCAAAGGTTAAGTTGTGTTGAATTAGTCAGAACTGCGCTGATGGCGGAACCTGACTATGAAAAGAATTTTCCGCATTTTGAAAAAATGATATGCGACAATAAAAATCTTACTCCGCAGATGTTCTACGATTGTGAAGATTTTGAAGTAGTATACGAAATTAGACATCGATGATGTGTTGGGATAATATTAATCTTATACGGTCTTCTGCTTTTTTATTGCAGAAACTAATTTTAGCACCCTGATGCATAGGTTTTGGCCAATTAAATAAATTTATCCAAGCATAACCACAACTTTCTTCGTTTAGCTCTGGAATAAACTCATCTTTCACTATAGATAAGAAACTATAATATTTGAAGTGCTTATCTTTGCTTTGATAAACATCAAACGGATATATTTTTTCAATATCTGGTTCGAGATTCATTTCTTCCCTAAGTTCTCTTAGGAGTGCTTCTTTAGGTTGTTCACCATCTTCCATCATTCCGCCCCAGAGGGACCAACACATCGAATGTGTTTTATGTGGAGCTCTGAGATTTAGTAATACACGGTTTGTTTTGGTAGAAATAAAAATTGTTCCTACACCTATCTTGTTTGTTATGAGCATATTTTGATCCATAAATATATTTATGGACTATAAAGCACATTATAATAGGTTAATTGAACGGGCTAAGTGTAGAAGCATTTTGCCGGTATATAATTTAATGAATATCGTATTATTCGTAGTTTGAAATAGTTAGTCCATCGGGTGCCTGTATAATATTATCAATTCTCCAGAAACCGGGTGCGTATTTTCCATAGTAAGTATATGTCCAGTTGCTGGTTGCAGGATCAAATGTGTATTGTGATGAATTGGTATTATTCACTACATAATTTAATCCTATGGCATTTCGTGAATCGAATGCAACAAACCATTTTGTGCCGTCATATTCTATAATATCGTTCGGATATGCAACAATATTTTGACCCCACGGGCTTGTTGGGACGTTAGGTGGAATCGCGGGTTCTTCCCCGTTACTATCGCTCGATGGTCTGGTGATAAGGTAACGCTGGCCTCCAACTGCTGCAGGTAATCCGTTGCCGGGAAAAATCTCTGTAGGATCAATGATTGTTATGATAGGTAGCATTGTAGGTGGTGGTAAAGTATCGATATCGGGCGTAAAAAACAGCACGTTTTGTCTTGCCGGGTCTTGTGCTATGCTGCCTATAATGTCGTGCGTATCGACGTCTAAGTCTGGGTCTAATTTTAGCCGAATTTTAGTGATATTCTGTGTAATCTGACCGTACTTTTGAATCAGACTTTCCCAGCTTAATTCAGGATCAACTTGTCCAAATTCGTTGAGTAATGTAATTTCATCTGCTCCACCAGAACGGGCAACAGATATGCGATAATTACCGACTGTGGTAACGATTTGAATAGGAATACCGGGAATACATGTTCTAAAGGGATCGTATTCTCCATCAATGCTTGCTTCGATACCTGCCACATCGGCTGCATAAAAAACATTAGTAACAATTTCGGCAATAAGTCCGCTTCTCTTAAGTTTAGCAGGAGGATTAATCCAGCCACCAACACTAAACTTGAAACTCATTACATCGCGTTCTTGTTCGCCGCCCTGTGGAACAGATCTATTTGTCCAAATAATATCTTCAAGATTACATTCAAAAATACTTGTCCAATCTAGAAGGTTACTATTTTGTTGAAGTTGAACGCCAGGATTGAAAATTGTAAGAATTTGCTCCATAATTTGAAGCTTGGTAGTTGTATTGGTTGTCCAAACATCAAGCCTAAAGGTAATATCTATCGGTACAGGCATGTATCTTTCTACATCTTGACGCACACCAGGGCCTGATCCATATGTTTGTGTTTCTTTATTAAATTCGCGTTCGATTGTAGAAACTTTTCCGACATACTGCGGATCTTGCCTGCGTTTCGGCGCCATTCTAATATTTTCAATCCATGCGCTGAACATCGGTGATGGCAGCATTGTATTTTCACTGACACCCTTGATGAGTTGTGCAACCATCCAAGATGGATCACCATACATAATAGGGACACGCTGAATAGTGTAAAGGCCGTTAGCATCTGGACCGTTTCTGATTTTAATATCAGAAAAGATTCTCATAAATTGAACTAAATATCTCCGCACTTGTCCATCATAAAAGAAATCCATTGGATACCTCCTGTTTCTTAAGACGATTTAATCTTTTTGTTTCGGAGATTTTTTTCTTTTGTTCATCCGACATAGGGACACCCTTATTATGCGGTGTAAAATTATCTCGTTTAACACCTTTCTTAGATTCGGAAATTTTTCTTCTATGGTCTTCAGAGTTTTTCTGGCCTTCCCTAGTTTTAAGGGTAGTTCTCTTACCCTTCATTTTTTCTGATAGATTTTTATTTCTTTCTTCTGTATGATGTTTACCGAGCATGCCAGAAGGTCTACCTATTTGAATCTCGGAAATTTTTCTTTTAGTTTCTTCGGTATGTGTATGATTATGCTTACCCTTATTTGAATCAGATATCTTTTTCTTGGTTTCTTCTGTAGGCAAATACCATTTTCTGGATTCTTGTCTTTTATCTATAGTTTTTTGTGATTGTTTTTTACCAGTATTGATTTCACGCATTACTTCTGCATGTTTTCTACGTAACCAACCAAACATTTTATTGTTTTTTCTTCCGTTATTTTTATCATTGCCGAAGCACATATATCTTGCAGCCATAACAAGTTCCGGAACATTTGGATAAATCTTTACTAATAATTGGTGTGCAACATAATGTTCTTCCGGAGTTAATTCTACAATGTTAGATAAATCATCTGAACCATCCATACATCTCGGAATAATATGATGTGATTCGGTATAAGTTTCTAAAACTCGATTTTTAGAACGAGTTATTAAACTATCGTAATGTATTTGATAGTTCATCAGTATCCTCTTTTAGCAGCCCTGTCATCTGCTATTTTACTACGGATAGCCTCATCTTGCAAAACTTTTGCTTTCCTTTCGGCATAGAGGTCGACTTTTTGTTTTAAGATTTGGCTTAACGGTTGCTTTTCTGACACGACAGTACCATCTGATAACACAGTATCAGCAACTCCGTCAATAAATGTATCCAATACTCTATTGTAAGCAGTCCATGCCTTCAAAACATTTACCTCAATTAGTTTGTAACAATTACCTTGCTTTTGAAATAGTCTCTCGGGATAATAATCAATTCTAAGATAATATTGCCCGTCAGTCATGCCAGGTGGGAACGCAACACCGGCACCCACTAATGGCCCCGATGGAACTAAGTTCTGTTGATTATCAGTTGATAAATTAGGAGGAGCACCGTCCCCGCTGAAATAGTTACTGCCGATAATTGGATAACCTTTTTCATCTAAATAAATGTAAAGATTAGCACTTTCAAAGAACTTAGGATCAAAGAATGCATTCTTTTCAGCTTCGGCAACAACTTCGTCTGTAATCTTGATAATCTGGCAGAATAAATCTAATGAATTTTTAATATTTGGATCACATCCTAAACCTGGGTTTCCGTTGGCATCTGACGTTTCGGTCATTCCCGGGGGCATAATACCGATTCCTTGTCCTACACCTCCTGCTGTCTGTCCTGTAGATGCCTGATCAATAATTTCTGTAAATTCTGTAGAAGCAGTCATTTGTTTTGCTCTTACAAGCCAAATATGTGGGAACCATTTATTACCATAACCACCGGCAGCATATAGAGCATCTTGAACGACATAATACTTATTAATTCCGACAGCATTATCAAAGATGGGTATATCTCTCATGCTTGGAAATTCTAAAACATCACCCGGTATAAGTTTTCTACCAAGTGCGTCCATCATATCATTAAAGTGAAATTGTATGCGGATAACGTCAGAACTTAAAAAGATGCCAAACTGAGATAAGTCATAATTTACATCTTGCGGAACATGATGTCCTCTAAGTTCTATGACATCGTGGTTATATTTTCGATTGTTGTTTGTAAGAAACAATACATCTTGAATAGTTGTAAGTGATGTATCTGTATTACCTTCAGCATCAGTAGTAGGGCCTTCGTACATATGCACAAGAATACCATCACCGGCTATTCTGAAATTTTCTCCAATGGCACGATCTATAAAATTATAGTCTGTACCTTTGGTCGGATTCCATAAACTTATGCGAGACATATTTTTAACCTAATAATGTAGAAAATTTTATGATCTTTATTTGATATTTATCTAATTGCAGATAAATATATAATAATTTAAAGGAGTATTGCATGGCTGCAAGTATTAAAAATACTATAATTCGTGGAGTGACTATTTCGGTTGGTTCGGGCGATGTAGAAGCAACAGAATGGTGGGGCGAACTTGGCCAAAGTGGAGAATATAATACATATAGTGGATCATTTTCGAGTGAACCACCGCCACCGTGGATTATTTATAAGCGGTTAGTTACTAGAGATTCAAACGGTGCCGGTTCGGTTGTTTCAGAAATGGCAGATACAAATTCGTCGTCGCCTTCGGTCTCCTGGACCCCTACCACTATCTCTAGTTCGCCTTCGGTAGTGGCATATAATCTCCCCAACGGGGAATGGGAAATAGATTTAACAGGTGTTGCTTCTGATGGCGGTATTTTAGTAATTAGTGGATCTGGAACACAAGAATTAACAATTACTATTACTCAGGATAGTATGCCACAATTTGTAGCAACATGGGTTCAATCGGGTTCTAGATGATTACCTTTATCCTGTTAGGTAACGATATAACTCGTATTCCTAATTTAGGCAAATTGTTAAAGGTGGATAGATCTTTACCCACATCCGAAGCATTATGTTTTGCAAGAATTAATGCAGCATATAAGGTAGAAACTAGATATTTTTCAATATTAGATGGTGGAGAAGACATTTTGCTAGATAATTTTGAAAGAGTAATGCTATCAATATGTGATAGATTAGACGAGACTAATTTAGATATAGGGTCTGCCAAACATAAATGCATAAATGGAAAAAATTCTTTTATGCAGCATGCGGTTGTATGTAGAACATCTGCGTTTAAGAAATTAAATCTACCACATAGCGGGTGTTTTCATTTCGAACCTATGGTTTATGGTATGCTTTCTGAAAACGGTACTGTAGAATGGGACGAAGAAGTCTATGAATGGATTCCTTCTAAGGATGGGGCCAGCACATGGTTGGATATGCCACTTGCGCGTATCAATGGTATAAGGTGGGCGAAGAATCTCCCACCACTTATCGTATCTAATATATCTAATAGAAGGTAAATAGTCGTGCAATAGACTGATACATCAGTATCAGTCAGAAGAAATTCTGACAGGAGCAGCAACATGGCAGGTGTAACCCTTAACGCTAAAGGTACGAGCGTCTCTTCATTTAAGGTAGGTAAAGATGGTGTAGTAATACATCAAGATGGTTCGGTTACCGCCCCTACCGCAACAGATTTTATAATCAATATCGATGAAGATCAATATTTGGTTGTTGATGCAGGAAATTCGGGCCCCGCGCTGATAACCGCAACTGATAATCAAGATCTTCATATTAATCCAGCAACAGGTGGCGGCCAATATTTGGTATTGTGTGATAATAGGTGGCCTCCCGCTGATGGAACCTCAAATCAAACATTGGTAACTGATGGTAATGGCGTTTTAAGCTTTGTTACATTAGATAGAATAGGTTCTCCATCCCCTGCAACTAATGCAACAACAGGTTTTGCATATATACCTGTAACTACCGGAACTCCTACAGGAACACCATCAACGATTACAGGATATGTGCCGATGCTGGTAGATTCGGGCGGAAGTAAGTTATGGGTCTATGTAGGCGGATCCTGGAAATCAGTAACATTATCATAAGGTGAGATATGCCAATTAAAATTTCTGGAGTCCAATTAGGAAATATTTCGGGCGGACCGTCGGCTATTAATCTATCTGACTTGCATGATGTGAGTATTGTCACTCCATCAACCGGACAATATCTAAGATATAATTCTGGTATTTCTGAATGGCAGAATTCTTACATCAATAGTGATGTCTATGATTATTTAGATACATCTTTATCGGGAACACAGGGTGTCTCTATTACCGCGACACCGGGCCCGAATACTATTGCAATAGGATTAGGTAATATCACACCTACTTCTGTTTCTGCATCTGGTACAATTACTGGTTCGAATTTAAGTGGTACGAATACCGGTGATCAGACAATCACATTGACAGGCGATGTAACCGGTTCGGGAACCGGCTCGTTTGCAACAACTTTATCAAACACCGCAGTTACACCCGGTTCTTATACAGCAGCAAATATTACCGTAGATGCAAAAGGAAGAATTACTGCTGCGTCTAATGGGTCAGGCGGTTCGTCTGCTTTGTTACGGAATACTATTTCGACTACATACACGTTGGTATCAGGTGATAATACAACGTTGGTTATCGCTACAGGTACATCCTACACAGTAAATATAACCGCTGCTGCCACACTAGGTTCTGGATGGTGGACAATAGTAAAGAACGAAGCCACTGGTATTATTACTATCGATCCATCCGGATCCGAGACAATAGATGGTGATACAACATTAATATTACAACCAAATACGGTATGTCTTATACAATGTAATGGTACTAATTTTGTTACCGAATTTGTAAATCAAACATATCTACAGAGAGTTAAACTTTTCGATAGCGAAGCAGCGGTATTACAATCAGTATCTAATTTAGAAATATTAGATACTTCTTATGATACCTTGTTAGGAGGTACTACACCATCAAACATAATATACGGCGCAGGCCTGTTTGTGGCAGCTTCAATATTTGCCAATCTTTCGAATGTTTCTACCAGCCCCGACGGAAAGACCTGGACCCTGCGAACTATGCCGGCAACCACTGGTTGGTCTGTAGGAACCAATGGTTCTGATTTTATAGCCATATCTAGAACCACAACAGCAACCGCAAATTCGACAGATGGCATGACCTGGTCTTCTGCTACTGCTTTACCTGCTGCCCCTAATTCGAGTGTACCAAACCCGTCCTATTTGGGTAGTATAATTGTGGTGCCTACATCCGCAATAAATCAATTATATAGATCCGTAAATAATGGATCTTCATGG